TTTTTTGGAGCATTCAGGTTTGAACCCTTCCCTCGAGGTATTTTGCAATTATTTTTTTTGTAGTCCCAGACAGGTTCACGTTGGAGTCAGTTGTGTAAGCAACATGTGTGATTTCATTTTTAGGCGCGGCAACACCAGAAACTTTGGTCAGGTACACTTTGTGAGTGTCTTGGTAGAAGCCGCCGTTTATGTCACGATGAATGCGACTGGTACAATCAAAAAGGTAGGAATAGTCCGTGGCTTTTAGTCCAGTTTCCTCCTCTAACTCTCTTATTGCGGCGTCTTTACGGCTTTCGCCGTTTATTGCAGCGCCGCCGGGCAAATGATATGTTTTGCCATCTTCCCTTACAACTAGTATTCCTTTTGAAGTATCAACTACAGCGGTTCCTCTTCGCCGCTTCCGGAATCGCAAATACCTCCGCCAGCGGGGTTTCTTTTGCATTTCTTTAAACTGCCCCGCAGAATGCAGTAAATAAGTAGGTGTCACCCGGTTAACTGCTTTTTTCATTGTGCTAAACATGCCCCTACACGATATTATCGATTGATAATATCGATAAAATAAGGGTTACGGCTAACCTAAAAAGAAAACCACGTAACAAACAACACAAAAACACGCTGGAACCAGTCACAAAAATAAAAGCAGAAAACAAAGCAAGAATCGAAAAAGAATACAAATAACAAAGCGTCATCAGCGCCGGACTATAACCGAATTTTGAAGGAGAGTTCCAAGTTTCACCGCAGTTCTTATATCGAAATTCAACCGTGAATGTAAATAGGCGCGTAAAAGTAGAATCAAAGTGAAGGGCGATGGCGAAATGGGACAAGTCGAACTATCCGTTGTAGTTCCAGCCTTTAACGAGGGAAACTTTATCGAATCTGCCCTCATCAACCTAAATGATGCATTCGAACGCGAAAATCGGGATTACGAAATCGTAGTTATCGATGACGGCAGCAAAGATAACACTTTGCTGAAAGCACTTCATTATGCTAGAAAGAATGGCCACGTGAAGATAATCAGTTATAACGAGAATAACGACAAAGGCTATGCCGTGAAAACAGGTTTCCTGAAAAGCATAGGCGACGTAGTTGTTTTTGCAGATAGCAACCTGGAAATAGACATGGGCGTTGTCACAAAATACATTCAAGCGTTAGACCATGGCGACATAGTTATCTTGTGACAAATGAAGAAATCCCAAGAACTTCGGCGTCTTTTTTTATTAGCTACCGTTCGTATCATCTTGTCTTCAGAACTATTAGGTTTCGATTCCGTTAATTATTTTACGATAGTTAAAAATTGTGTTTATTACAGACAATGGTGCTACGGGCAGGATGCCCGACGCCAGAAGCATTTTCGTACTGCCTCCTCCCCCTCTTTTTCTACGCAAACGGTTTCTTCACTTTCAAATTCTCTCTCAAAACAACTATTCTACTGTATGGACTGCCTCTTTTGGTGTGGGCGCTGCGTCGAGCCAATTCTAAAAGGAACTAGAGCAGTCATTAATCGTGTCGCTTCTTCTGAAGCATGCGGGCGGTTCTTGAAAGCGAAGAGAGATTGATTTTTTTGGGACCCACGCCTGGAGATAGAAGTCAAAATATTTCGCGTTTAAAGTCAAAAGTCAAATTTGACTTCAATACCGTCCGCTCCCGCGTCATCCCCATACTCAAAGGCATAGAAGTCAAAATGTACCCTGCCAAGATAGGGCGAGCCCGTGGCTGGAAGCGCCAGCATGTTGCTTACTATGTTAAGAAGCTGGAAAAAGCAGGGTTAATCCGCCGCTTGAAACGCAGCAACATCATTGATTACGAGTTAACCGAGCGAGGTCAAATTTTTCTCATATCCTGTGAGGGAGTCCTCTTCAGCAGCGGCGTCTTTCGGCTGCATCGGTGTTTTTTCAAGTATCCAGTTTTGCGAGAAGGGGTTTATCCAATGGGCGATATTAAGCGAATCGAGATGCAGAATTGGACCGCACTTCTGGGGTTAGAGCAAGGCGTCAAGGTGAGGCATACGACGACGTCTTGGATAGTGCATGTTGAGACGCTGTATGGTCGCAGTCCGGGAGAGCTTGTGACGTTAGCTAAGAACTTGGCTGACCGAGTAGCACAGGGACTAACGAGCAAATATGGTTGCGTTTTAGGGCAGGGAACAATCAATAACCGCCATGAATTAGGCATCGATGACCCAGTAGCCAATCTGCTAAACCGCTACTTTGAGGTAAGCACACCAAAGCGATTGATTGATGATAGCCCAGGAGAAGATGAGGGCGAGTTGGATCATCTTGGCCGTGATGCCGCAGTAGAGTATTTGCTGATGCCCGAGCGGGTGAAGAAACTTGAAGGCCAAGTAGAAACTGCCCTAACAGATTTAGAGCGGATTTCTGGCAGCCTTGCAAAACTCGAAAAGCTGAGCGGCGATTTCGCTAAAGTTGCCGATGCTTTAGGAAAACTCGCAAGCAGCTTAGACGTCAGTAGCCAAGAAGCATCTAAGCCTTCTGAAAATGGAGGGAAAAGCTACGTCTCATAGCATCATTTTGGCGGTAAACTCCTGTTCAAAAGCACTTTTGGCACCCAGTCTTAGGCATGGAGAAAGTCCATGCTTTTCAGGAGTCGCTTTTCTACAGTTATTTGGTGTAGATGCCACACCGTTAAAATTCGCCTGTCCGAATGGAGCAGAATTCTTGGAGTGTGCGCTTTGCCATGGAACCAAGTGAAGAATCTGTTCAAAACATGGCGATTTCAGGCGAAAAAACGAAAAAAAGTAAGCGTAGCCAAGCCGACAAGGTTGGGAAGCTGAAGTATCTGCTTGCGAAAGACAAGAAACTGGACCGTGACGTCGCTGAGATAAAGCTGTTGCTCAGGGTTATTTTTGCAGGTTTGAAAGATACTTTGCACTTTGAGAAATCGCTAATAGAAGAGGCTGCCTGCCAAGACGAAGTTGACAAGGCTATTCTTCAAGTGCTGTTTGAAGCGGGCGCTTCCGGATTGTTGCCAAAGGACATTGCCGCTAAGTTAGCTGAATTTAAGGTTGCCCGACATCAAGTGACTCGCCGCATTATTCGGATGAATAAGCGATTGGCTAAGGAATTGGATTCGACTGTTGTTGAACGGCGGGGTTGGTGCTGGGCCATGACAAGCTTCGGCGTAGACGCCTACAAGGCATCAGAGAAAGACTTGCTAGCTCAAGGCGTGAAGCTATACAGCGCTTCCGAAGAGGAGACATAGAGAATGGCGCTGACTGATCGTGAGAAGGCAATTTTACGTTTGAAGGCTGAGGGAGTATCAGATTACAAGATTGCGCGCAAGCTAAAGATGGAAATACCGAACGTAACCCGTTCGCGAAGGAATGCATTAAAGAAACTTGATCAAGCAAAAGCTGATTTAGAATTCGCGAATAGCCTCAAAGTCAACCATACTTTTTCTTAATGGTATTTCAATAGGTCTTTTTCAATGTCTGGATTATTCCCGATAATGGCGTTTTTGGTCATTTCAAAATATGCCTCTCCCATTTTATGGTCAATAATTCCTTTAAGAATGTGATTAGCATATTCAACTGTCGTTTTTGGCTGTTCTTCTTTATCGATAACAACATATGTCAAAACGTCGGTTGAACTTGAGGAATCTAAAGGCTCGTTTTCGGTTATTTTTAGAACCGGCATGTTAACCCTCTTGTATGCCTTAGCTTTTACGCCTTCAACTTTGTCTAACTTCTCAAGCAAGTCAGCAGGGATTTCGAACAAGCAACCAATTACATATTCATCGGGATTTGCTTCAACAATGTCAGAAACGCCAAATCCGTCTTTGTTTGTATGAGTGAAGGATAACTTGTAGCCTCTTTTTAATGCCGTACCAACAAATTTAGCGCTACCATTTAACCTATCAGAGCTATTAAGCCTCTCTTCATTCATATTCGAGCCATATTGCCATACAAGCACTTTTTTTGCGCAATTTTGTTGAGTCATTATCAGTAACCTCTTGCTATCAGATACGATATCTTGTAGGTCCTAAAATAAGTGACCACCAAAACTCATGTTCAGGCCTACTCACAAACTTATCATGTTCAGTTATTAAGCCGTTAAAGCGAGTATAAGCGAATTGTTTCTTGGCGTTTAAGTGATTGATTCAGGAGGCCGTATCTATACAATTACTAGTAGTTCTCCTGATCAATGTCTAGGGCCATTGTATTTGTTGCTTCTTTTACAAACTTTTAAAGTTTGACTGCAATTATTTATTAAACACACAATCGGTTGAAAGCAACATGATAAGAGGATACGTCAAATTATTCTTGTTTCTGAGTTCCTATGCGCCTCTTTTTGTGATTCTTGCTGTTAAAAACTATACCGATAACTACTTTGTGGCAGCGATGGTAGCGGTCATCTCCATATCGTTCTTGTTTTTATTCTTAGTGCTAAGAAAAGCGTCAAAAATGAGCGGTGAATTTCGAGAAATTAAGGATATGGAAGATAACTCCGACAAATTCGTAGAATACATAATAGCATATATAATTCCCTTTCTCGGGTTTAGCTTTGACAACATACCCGATATAATTTCACTTGCAATATTATTTGTGATAATTGGTATTCTTTATATTAGGTCTGACCTTATTTATATGAACCCTATCCTAAACTTCCTGGGCTATCACCTATTCAAGGCAAACTCGAGTGATGGTGAATTCATGATAATCTCAAAAAAAGATAGTCAAACAACAAGAAAGATGAAAATTTATTTCGTTTCGGAAAATGTTGGGGTTGCAAAGTAATGTTAAAGAACAAACAGGAATATTGCAGGGGAATGATTTCGCTTTTAGAAGGCAATAACTTGGCAGTAAGCATACTTTTTGCGACAAGGGATAAAGCAAGTGGTTCATATGAAGTCTATAAAGGAAATCTCTCTGAGGAGATTGCTCAGACGCTAAAAGATTTATGCCTAAAAATTTCAAGGAAATCATATGGCAAATCTGAAAATAAAGACTTTCGACCATATAACCCTTCAAAAGTATCAAGCGAATGCACAGAATTTATGGAAGGCGAAGAGATATCTAGCCTAAAAACGGTTTTAGACCTTACAGAAGGTAAAAGCGTAGACCTCAAGAAAATTGATGAACAATTTCTTAGCCATCTCTGGTTTTACGTAATTAAATTTGATAATGGCCAAGATAAAATCATGTTCTTTAAAAAATACTCCAGAGGAATGGTTCTATCCAAGGGATTAAGCCTAGCAATGCTATTTGAAATCGGAAATTTTGACAAATTAAAGAAAGATATTTTTGTAATTTACGATAAAGTGGATTGCATCTATTTCAGACAGAAAATAATCATCAGAAGCAAAGGTAATTTCGAAAAAATATTTGGTTATTTTGAAAGGATAATCGAAAATGCCGAAACTGCCACAAGGATTATCGAAAATAAGCTGCCGTTCAAAATAGATGATTTTGGAAAATTCAAAGCTGACTGGATGAAGAATGAAATAAAAATTAGAAAATTAAATAACATTTTTGTAAGTGGATCATTGGAACGAATTAACTCAGCAAATATTGAAGCTCTAATAAAAGAGGGTATAATCAAGAGTGTTTCAATTAAGAGAGATTCAAACAATAATATAACATTGGTTTCGGAAGACTCCTGGGAGATACTGAACATTCTCGACGATGATTACGTGCAGTCTCGCTTGACGGGGATAGATTACCTATCTTCTTATAAAAACAAACTATAGTAGTAGCCTTATCTCGGCTGCTTACCACTGGGTTTGCCGTTTCTTAGCAAATCCTCCAGTATTTTCTTTCAACATCAGGTGGCCGCTATTTTTTACAGTTATCATGTTTACGATATAGATCGTGTTTGGGCTCTCAAGCCATTAATTCATAGTTAGCGGATTATTTGTTGGCGATTTAGTAATGTCTCAGATTAACTCTGGCTGTAAGGACTGTAAGCGTTTTCGGGAGCATGTAGCTTCACTCTTGCCTTTTAACGTCATAGAATCGACTCAGAGTAAACCACTACGAATAAGCGGAGTAGCAATGGCAGCAGGCATGTCTCGCAATTTTAATGTTTACACTCCTGAAGAGCTTGCAGCTTTTGCCGAGAAGCTGGTTAATGCTCCAGTATATATTGAGCATGTCGCCGTTGAAACTGCAGCTGGCAAAGTGACAAAATGCACCTATGACCCAGCTTCAAGAACAGTTCTCTATGAGGCTGAAATTTACGATTCAGCCATGGCCGACAAAGTGCGTAACGGCTTAATTCAGCATGTTAGTGTTGGCGCTGACTATAGCACTCTTGATGCAGTGGATGCCAAGGTTCCCCATGGACTCTTCAACCCCGAATTATCGCTTGTCGCCGTTCCAGGTGTACCCGAAACAAACGTCCAAGTTCTCGAAAAGCTTGAGGACAAACAACTCAAAGAAAAGCTCTCACAAACCGAAGGCAAACTAACAGAAGCCCAAAAAACCATTGAAGACTTACGCAAACAAGTCCCGGTTGGTGGTTTGCTAAAGAATCCGCCAAGAATGATAGCGGTTTCTGAAGCTGCCAAAATGGTTGAAGACGTTTTGCCTTCGCCGATGGTTCAGCGCAGTTGGAGTCTTGGACCTCAACGAATGTGTCAAGAACTGCGCCGAGTAGTTCAGCAGCTGGAGCAGAAAGCGGGAGGTTGCTAGCTGTGTTTTTGCTCACTTTTGTGGGGAAGAGTACCAAAGGACGAACTTTGGGAAATTCAAAACAGAAAATCGATTTGACATTGGATGACTGATAGATCAGGCAAAGCTTGGATGGCTGCAGGAGAAACCGACGACCCCAACGCTGTTATAGAGTCTTTTGAGGCTGAAGCTGCCATAACCAAAGGCGCACCTGTTTACTTAAGCTCAGACGACAAGGTCTCGCCTAGCCCAGGCGGAGACATGGCCATAGGCATAGCAGTCAAAACCGTAGCCATAGGCGACATGTGCCCAGTGCTCAAGAAGGGCAGAGTCAAAGTTGTCGCAAATGGCCCCATAACCCGTGGATATGGCGTGTGCAGTGCAGCAGGCAACAGGGTAACCCAGCTTGTAGACCAGCCTGTTAACGAAGGCGGAGCAGCACCCTACACCATCTTTTACAACCGCAAACTCGGCACCGCCCTTGAATCTGCAGTAGCAGACGGCGACCTAATTTTCATCGATGTGCAGAAGGGATAGTCTTGAAACCACGACTTTTTGAAGCATTAATGGCTAAGCCAAACGAGCAACGCGAATTCTACGAGAAGCTCAAGCAGAAAGCCGAACACCCATTCCTCAAACGCTATGTGCAGATGGGCGTCAAAGAAGGCTTCTTCAGTGACATGGCAAGCGCCCTCGGACTAATGCACGACACAATGGTAGACGCTGCATGGCCTGAGTTGATTGGCAGAAACATCATCACCGTAATGCCGACGACTGAGGCAATGGAACGCTTTCCGCTAGATGCTGGAGCAGTTGGCTATCGCTATGCGGAAGGTGCCGTTACCAGATTAAGTCAAAAGAAAGCCTCCACCGTAGACATCTACACCAACCAACTCGCCGAATCCTCCGATGAGTGGACCCGCGAATACCTCGAAGACGCAACTTGGAACGTTATGAGCAAAGCAGTTGACAACGTAGGCAGAGCCCTAGCGCAGAAAGAAACCGAAACAATCCTCGCCCTTTACGCTGCAGTGCAGGCAGGCGACTTAGCAACAGGCGCAGAACTGGCAGGCGGCGGTGCCGTGGCAAGCTGGGCGTCTCTTCTGAGTCTGCATGAAGCTGTCCGAAGAGAGAACTGGCGAGCTAACGTTCTTGCAATAAACGAAATGCAACTGCACCAGCTGCTCAACGATGAAAAATTCGTAAAATCAGTTTACCTGCCAAGTAGTGAAACAGACATTGCACAAGGCACTATCGGTAGCGTATTAGGCATGACCGTGCAGTCAAGCACTCTGGTACCCAACGGAACAATGTACGCAATTGACACCCGTGTCGCTTCAGTGATGCTTCTTCGCAGAGACGTAACTGTGGAAGACTGGGAAGACGTCAAGAACGGCAAGTACGGCGTGCGTGGAACCACACGTTTCGGCGCTGGCATCCTCCGGTCCAAAGCTATTGCCCGAATGACTAACGTAAAACAAACCATGACCTAAACGGTGCATGGCGATGTTACAGCAATTTCCCCATTTTTTTGGCTAACAAAAAGTCAAGGTTGAAGTGTCATGAGCAAAGTCGTCAAGAAAATCCGTGAAGTGCTCTCCTATGCGCCTGCTTCTGGCGTAGCATCACCAAACGGCAGAGTATTCTTCGATACTTCATGCATTCCCTTAGCGGAAGTTATGAAGCTCTATGACCGAGACCCAACCTGCAAAAGCAGTGTTGACTTACTCGCTGCTTCCACGGTTGGCATGGGCTTCTATACCACGGCAGACGAAAAATACGATAAAGCCGCCGAAGCCAAAGCAGCTGTCGACAAGTTCTGTGAAGACATAAACTTGGATGGCTTGCTCAATGAAATGGCTAAGCCGTTGATTGGTTGTGGAAACGATTTCTGGCTCAAACTAACGCCTGAACAGCTAACCGATTCGCTTCGCATGCCACTCGATGCAGTTCAACGCATCGGGTTAAGCACCGTTCCTAATCTAAAAATTTCTTACAAAGTTACGGGTTACCAGCTTTCAGGCACATATGGAGGAAATGCTGGAAACGAACTCAAACCCGAAGCCGTCATCCATTGGCGTCTTAACTGTGATGTGCCGTCAGGTTTTGGCGTCGGGCTGCTGCAAGTTCTCCTGCACACCTTAACCGTTGACACAGATAAGCGTCCGTCCTACGCTTGGATGAAAGCTAAGATAGAGAAAATTTTGCCAAGCATATTCACCAAGTACGCTGGACCGGACGTTGTCGTGCAACTCGAAGGGCAGAAAGAGGAAACAATCAAAAAGTATGAAAGCGCAATCAAAAACCGCCCCGAGGAAGGCCAGTGGCTGTTCAGCGGCGCCAAATCCGTCGGCGTCTACCCCGTATCCATTGACCCTAGGGCACGTTTTGAGTATTACATCGACCACATGGTCAACCAGTTCTATTTGGGCTGCGAGACGCCTCTGCCACGGTTGTTTAGCACTCCAGGATTCACCGAAGCGAGCGCAAGGGCAGCCTTAGACCTTCAGGACATGCTCATCAAACCTGTCCAGCGCTATATCAAACGTCAGGTCGAAAAGGAAATTTTTGCGGTAACAGTTGCCCAAGCTGGACTTGACCCAGTTAAAGCAAAAGTTAGATTGAATTTTGGCAGCCCCGAAACCCCCGCGCTAAACCCAGCCGACCTCATCAAAGCCGCTGAACTGGGGCTGATTCGAGCGGAAGAGTTTCGCAAGAACGCTGTCAAGTTTGGCTGGGAACTCTGGGATGCACAACCCGAAGCAGGGGTTCAAGGTAAGGAGGTAACAGAGAAATGAAGTTGTCTGACAAGCAGCAGGCGCTTTTGATGTTTGCCGCTTTCGTTCTGCCGCCATTGGCTACTTGGATGGGGCTTGGCTTTCCAGTTGGAAACGTCGAACTCGGGATTCTTGGCAGTTCAATGGTGGGCGGAATAATTGCAGGCATCAAAGAACTGCTCGGCGGCAAACCGCAAGAAAGCGCAGGAGCTGTATAAACGTGGGTAGCGTCTCAGCGGAAGACGTCAGAGACGCCCTAAACCTGAAGGATTCGGATATTTCTGACGTTAAGGTTCTGAAGATGATTAAGCGTGCAGAGGTCACTTTAGAGCTTGAACTCTC